ATCTAGTGCTGTCTGATAGTGTATAGGATCAAGTTCTAGATCGATCATACCTCCGCCTAACATAGCAGTAACATAATCGTATACTTGTTGTTTAGCGTCGTCTAGATTGCTCATAGTGCTGCTATCCTTGCTTTAAAATCTGCAAAATCTGTACTGGCTGCTACAAGTATTTTTAAATTTACTATACTAATACTTGCGTTATTATATAGCTCCGTAAAATTTTCATCTGTTTTTCTAAAGGCTTCGCGGATAGGATCTCCGTTTTTAGTATTTGGACCTGAACCGATATTAATTGATTGTTTTGCCATGTTTCACCTAAAAAGTCTTTGCTTATCGTATTTATCGCAGGCTATAAATACTGTACCATGCCAAGACTCAGTCTCTATCGCCCAGAAAAGGGAAATGATTATAAGTTCATAGATAAAACTGTCTATGAGATGTTCCAAGTTGGTGGGACTGATATCCACATACACAAGTACTTAGGACCAATTGATCCAACCAATCCTAATATTGCAACTAGTGCTGCTACCATACAGGATGTGTTATTTTTGGAAAATAGAGATCGCAAGTATGATAGCACTATACATGTAATGCGTGGTATTTATAATATACAGGATATTGATTTTAATCTAAGTCAGTTTGGATTGTTCTTACAAAATGACACAGTATTCATATCAGTCCATATGAATAATAGCGTAGAAATACTTGGTCGTAAACCTGTAGCGGGTGATGTATTTGAATTACCGCATCTTAAAGATGATTTTGCTCTAAATGATTTTGCTGCTAGTTTAAAGAGATATTATGTTGTTGAGGAAGTTAGTAGAGGATCTGAAGGATTCTCAGTAACTTGGTATCCGCATCTTTTTAGACTTAAATTAAAGCCAATTGTTGATAGCCAAGAGTTTAAAGACATTTTAGATATGCCGCAAAATACAGATTCATATGCTGGTGATTATGATCCTAGCGTAACTTATTATCCAGGACAAGTTGTGAAATATAATGGCGTTCTATATAATGTTACAGCACAAGTAACTAATGTTAATCCACCAAATAATCTTTATTTTACCCTAGCGGATAGTAATGATACGCTACGTGCGCTTATGAGCACTTATGATAAAGAACTAGCAATAGGTGAAGCCATTGTTGCTGAAGCAGAATTAAATGCTCCACAAAGTGGATATAGCACACGTAATTATTACACTTTACAAGTTGATGATAACGGTAATGCTGCTGTTAAAACTGTAGACACTGAAACTACAGTTGATACTCCGGGTACAACTGATCAAACATCACAAACTCCAGAACGTAGTGGTTATCAAGGTTATCTAGTTGGTGGGGACTTTCCGCCCAATGGATCACCGTATGGATTTGGAATACAGTTTCCAGATGCACCTGCCGAAGGTGATTATTTCTTAAGGACTGATTATCTACCAACTCGTATGTTTAGATTTAACGGAGGACGTTGGGTTAAGTTTGAAGACAATGTAAGAATGACAATGACAAACACAGACTATAGAGAAAAACTCAAGACTAGATTTACAAATAATAAAGCCGTTACAAATATCAACTTATTATATACTGACACATTTAAGATTAGCGATCCAATGGTATTCCGTATTACGGATTTTACTGCATCATTAGATATACCAAGCAGCAAAGTTATTACTAGGATACCTTATGTTAATACTTACGGTGTAGAAACATTTGTTAATGATCAAATAATGACAGTTGCAGATGTTCGCAATGAAAATGGCTTTGTAGGATTTATAACATCTAATCCTTTAAAACTTGGCGATTTAATAACTTGGAATATATATCAAAGCAGCGTTCCACAAAGAGTTGCTCTTAGCAAAGCATTAAAACCAAAGGCAGATTTCTAAATGGAATATTTTTATGATGGCCAAGTACGACGATATCTAGCCCAAGCATTAAGAATGTTAGCAGGGTTTAAAGTTCGCGCCGGAGATGGAACTGAGAAAGTTGTCCCAGTTTTATATGGAGACATGACTAGACAGGTTGCCCAAATACTAAAGAACAATTCTGAAAACACATTACCAAGTGCTCCACGTATTACACTTTATATCTCAGATATAGAATTAGATACATCTAGATTAGCAGATGCTTCTTATATTAATAAAATACATATACGTGAACGTGCTATTGATCCTGTAACTAATACCTATACAACTTCTCAAGGTCAAAATTATACTATTGAAAGATTAATGCCTACACCTTATAAGTTAACTTTTAAGGCTGATATTTGGACAACTAATACTGATCAGAAATTACAAATATTAGAACAAATTCTAGTATTGTTTAATCCTAGTTTTGAGATACAAACTACTGATAATTATGTTGATTGGACTAGTTTAACTGTTGTTTATTTGCAGGATGTAACATTTAGCAGCAGGACTATTCCTGTTGGTGTAGATAGTGATATTGATGTTGCTAGTATGGAATTTGAAACACCAATTTGGTTAACTCCGCCAGGTGCTGTTAAACGCCTTGGTGTTGTTCAAACTGTTATTAGTAATATATTCACAGAAACAGGAGATCTAACTCCTGATTTTATTGGTGGACAACCTGCTAGCCCTGTGTATGTTACTCCAGGTAACTATGGTATTATAGTAACTGATAATAGAATTAGACTTGTATCTGATGGAGAGTCAGTGTCTGATAATGCGTTTGGTTTGCCTATTAAATATGGACAAGATATCAATTGGTTTAGTTTATTAGATCAGTATGGTGAGTTCCGTGCTGGTGCTAGCGGCATTTTCTTAAAACAACCAAGTGGTGCTGACATCGTAGGAGTTGCATCTATTGATCCAACCGATCAAACAGTTATGCTAGTTAATTGGGATCCAGATACTTATCCGACAAATACAGTTATAGCAGGCCGTAGTAGTATCGATGCTATTATAGATCCATTAACTTATAATCCTAAAAATATTGCTAATGGAATAAGATATTTAATACTAAATGCAATTGGTAATCCAACAAATGTTGCAGGACCTGCTGCTTGGAAAAATAGTAATGGATCTGATTTCTATGCCAACGAAAATGATATCATTGAATGGGATGGAACTAATTGGAATATAATATTTCCTGCATCAACAATTACTGATATCGCTTATACTAGAAATTTAAAGACCGGAACACAATATAAGTGGGACGGAGAAGCATGGACTAAGAGTTTCGATGGTGAGTACATGGCAGGAATGTGGCGTCTATCACTATGATAAAAAAAGTTAAAGGAAGCGGTGCTCTATTCCTAAGCCAGAAGACTCATAGGTTTCTATTGTTACAGAAATCTTCAGGTAAGAAGGAAGGTATCTGGGGATTAGTTGGCGGTAAGACTGAACAGGGTGAATCACTATGGGAAGGTCTTAAGCGTGAAGTTACTGAAGAGATAGGATTCTTTCCTGATGTAATTAAATCAATACCGCTAGAATCTTTCGTTAGTGATGACGAGCATTTTAATTTCCAGACTTATGTCTGTATTGTTCGAGATGAATTTGTTCCTGTATTAAGTGATGAGCATATGGGTTGGGCATGGTGTTTAATTGATAAGTGGCCAAAGCCTGTGCATCAAGGTATCCGTAATACATTAGGTAACCGTGTTACACGGGCTAAAATTGATACAGTATTCGAACTGATAGATTCTATTAAATCTTAATTAAGGACCTGGGCTCGAGGGGAGTTTAGTTCCCTCATCAAATTTTTCCTTTGCTGTTTTAATCCAACCATTAGCAAACGCAGCAGCAATAATAGCATCTTTTGATCCTGGAATATCTTTACCGTTCTCTAAGAATTTTTCAACTGCTATCTTTACTACTTCATCTATAGCAAACCTTGCTCTTTCGTGTGCTGCATTTTGTATCCAGCCATTGACATCTATTGCTGCATAACTCATTGCTAGATCTTCTACTGTTGTGTATTCGATTGTATATGTTGTCATGTGTTATCCTTTATTATCCTATGAAGTGACCATAAAAAAACGAATGCGCTGCTCCCATATAAAATGCTTGATCGTATAAAGTAGCATATAGACCTATTGAATCGTTAGCATTCATATAGAATATTCCAGAAACAGTTAGTGATGTATCGGCTGTAATATAACTATGTCCCAATAATGTTGCGCCATCACTTTTAATTAGTTGTATACGATGATACTGGTTGGCTGCCGCATATACTTGCCCAAAAAAGAAATATCTGCCAGATACTGGCGCTGTAAAGAGCCCATTGCTAGTATTATAATGACTGTTAACATTTGTTCTACTTCCGGTACCTACTGTAAAAATAAGAATATAATTAGTATTATTTGTTGCGCAGTTATATGTAGTCCATGTTCCAGTTGCTCCGCTGTCAACACAAAATGCTGGTTGATTTGGTATAGAAACACGACCACTGGAATCAATTTTCATCTTCTCGCCATTAACTGAAAAACTCATATATGCTGCTGCATTTGTATCATTTTGGCTTATAGTAAATTGGCCGTTATTTCTTTTATAAATGTCTACTGTGGATGTTGTAGTTTTTGTTACATCTGCTGTTATTAATCGTAATATTGCACCGTCTGTAGTATTAGTTGTACTCGTATTATATAAGTCTAGATAACGTAATCCGGCTACTGAATTACCACTAGATATATTAATATCTCCGTTAGCAGATATTCGAATTTTTTCAGTGCCGTTCGTTGTAAACAGCATTGGGGTATTTGATTCATTATGTAAAATATATGAACTAGTGTTTGATCCAACAAACCAAGAGGAACCAGAACTTGCTGTGTTTCTTATTGT